GAGACGGGCGAGGTTGCCCTTGACTTCGTGGTTAACAGACATGGACTTCGTTTCGTATGTAGCCAATATACGACGAAACCTCCCGTTTCCGAGAGGTCATGTGACGGTTTTTAAAGTGTCTGAGGGCTTCTTTACGTGCCCTCATTGCTTGCGGTTTAAGTTTTCGTTTCTGGGTTTTCCCAGAGTTGTGTTGCCAGTTTGGAGTGGTCATGACACTAGTTTACTGAATCCCTTTACTTTATCAAATCTCATCACCTTGTCAAACTTATCCATGATATCGTCTGTCTTGTGTGAGATTACGAATACGTGAGCATCCTGAATTACATAACGAATGATCTTGGTAAAGAAATCGGTTCCTGCGTCATCTAGTGAACTATCAAAGATTTCGTCTAGAATGAGAAGATTTGTACTGGCCGAGTTTCTGAGTTTGGCAATGTCCCGCCAGGTAAACAAGAGAGATAGGTCAATACGCATCTTCTCACCTTCACTAAACGATTCATAACTAAAGTCTTCGTGTACTGGTGACTTGATAACCTCCTTAAACTCTTCATCCAACGTGAAGTTGATGTAGAAGTCCATCATCTGTAGATACTTGTTTATCTGCTGATTCATAAGAGGCAGATACTTTTTGATGATCTTGGACTTCACTCCACCATCTTTCATGAGTGAATGAGCGAACTCATAATAATTTACTTGTTCTTTTTCCGTAGACCTTTGTTTTTCTACTGTATCAAGATCTTTTATTAAATTGTCAAGGGCTTCCCTTTCAGAATTTCTATTTTGTATTTGTTCGGTAATTTCTTGAATTTCGTTTCTAAGAGTTCTGATTTGTTTGTTAAGCCCAGTAATCTTAACATTGTTTTTTGAAATGTCATTGTTGAGTCTGTTAATCTCCGTAGAATAAGATAAGAATTGTTCGTCTTTTTCCTGTTCTACATTGATTGCATCCTCCAACTCTCGGTATCCGTCATTGAGTTCTTTGGATTTCTCCTCAATATCTACAATTTTATTTAAGCGAAATTCATTCTCAATGCTCTGGGTACAGGTAGGGCAAACCGTATTTTCTTGGAAAAACTTATGTTCAGAAACCAAAGTTTGTATCTTTTGTTCCAGTTTGGCTCTGAGTTGATTGAGTTTTTTGAGCGTAGACTTTGAATTGTTAAGTTTCTCTAACTCGGGTTGGAGTTCCGTATCAATCTTGGATAAAAGAGTCTCGTTTTGATCAGTGACTTCTTCAATCTCAGTTTCTATTTCCTGAATACTATTTTCTTTCTTACCGATTCGTTCTTTACCACTCTTATCCAAATCACGGATAAAGTTTTCTTGCATCTCAATCTTTTCCTCAACCATATCCTTCTTGATTGAGTACTCACGAATGAGTTCATTAGTTTTACGCATCCGATCTTTCAGGATGTTATTCATCGTGGAGAAGATCTTAATATCCAAAAGATCCTCAACGATCTCTCTACGATTAGCAGAGGTCAGCTGCATAAATGGGACAAAGGTTGCCGATCCCAAAATGACAGTCTGAGTAAAAGACTTATAGTTAAGTTTAAGAATACTTTCTTCTAGTTTCTTCTGTTGATCTTGAGCTGCAGAATCTTGATCTTGCATTTTTCCGTCTACCCAGATCTCAAACACATTTGGTTTGATTCCACGAACTACCTTGTATTCACGATTGCCAATAGAAAACTCAATCTCAACAACACAGTCTTTTTCATTTACTGAGTTGATAAGTTGAGGTTTATTAATCTTTCGGAATGGTTTGTTATACAAAGAAAAGGTAAGAGCGTCTAGGATCGTACTCTTACCAGAACCATTTGTTCCTACAATTAAGTTTGTATTAGCGTCTTGAAAATTCACTTCAGTGAAATTATTTCCAGTTGACAGGAAATTTTTCCAACGAATGTTTTTAAAAATTATCATTTGGTCTAGGAGGAATCACAAGGTCATCTGGAGAGATGATAGCATAGTTGTAATTATACTCGTGACACGCCTTTATTGCAAGTTCTGGATCAATTTCTACAACTTCCATTTTTGGGTGGTCATCTGCTTCCAACAAGATTAAAAATCTTTCAGCATCATCCTCATCTTGAAAAAAATATAATGTTTTAGTTCCATGCGAATCTCTGACAGCATAAGCACCGTCTTCATCTCCGTATGGCGTTAACATATACATATTATTCCATCTCGCAAGCTTCCTGGTAGACTTCTCGTAAAAGTGTTTTGACCTTTTCTTTATCTAGACCAAAATCAGAGTCCTCAACGTATTTATTTAAAATGGTGATAGTATCTTCGACTTTTTCAGAGTCAAACTCTACATCATCATCGTTTACTTCAAAGTTTTCAACGATTTTAATATCTACTACACCAGTCTTATAAATCTTGTCAACAAACTTTTCAAACTGAAGTTGATCAGACTTCTTACGAACAATAATCTTTACGATCTTGTCCTTGTAAGGTTCTGCATTGAATAGTTGTGGTTTATTATCTTCATAATAAATCCGTTCAAACATCGTATAAGGATTCTCAACAAACTCCAAATCAAACGTTTCCGTATCAAAGAAGTTGAATCCACGTTTATCGTTTACATCATTCCAGAACAACTGATAAGGATTGCCAAGATAGAAAATTTTACCGTTGTTAGAACGAGTGTGATAGTGTCCAGAACAAACAATTTGAAACTTGTCGAGGACATTAGTTTCCATACCATGTTGTTGAACATTACCAGGATAAACTGCAAATCCTTGTAGTTCCAAGTGACCAAACGCAGCCTTTGCTTTAGTCTTAGAAAGTTTGGTAAGTGTTTCTTCTTGATTCTCTGCAGAAATCCAGGGAATCATAAAGGTGTTCATTCCTGCAACATCGTATTCACCAGGACTAGAGATAGGAACAATGTTGTCATACTCTCTTAAAAGGGACTCGATGGAGTTGACTTCATTCGTGTTCTTATAATATGCGTCGTGGTTACCTACAATTTGATAAACAGTAACTCCAAGATCACGGAACCTGTCATAGACATTTTCTTTTGCCCAGTTCAGACACCAGAAATCAATGGACTTACGGCTATCAAATGCATCACCAAGGTGAATACAGTGTTTAATATTTCTCTTCTCTAGTTCTGGGAAGAAAATATCTTCATAGAACTTTTTAAAATAATCATGAAAGGTTTTACTACCTTTTCTGGCACCATAATGGGTGTCAGTCACACATGCAACTAGGGTCATTGATACATTTTTGTTTGAATAGAATCCTTAATGCTATTATAGTCGGAAGAGTTGCCGTAGTCATCATCTACCGTGAACACTTCGTCATAACCAGACCTCTCAATGATTTTACTTCTGATCTCCATCTGTTTTTTCTCCTTCTGGATTCTACGGAGAAATGCGTAATGAATGATCTGCGTAAAGTAAGCAAAAGGATTCGAAGATTTCTCAGGATTAAAATTATGAATGTACTGAACACAATTCTCGATTCCGTCACAGATCATGTCCTCACGGAACATGTAATTGACAAAGTTTGGTTTGTATGAAAGGTGAGTAGCAATCTTCAGGAAACACTCGCCAAGGTAATTGGTAATACGAGGTTTTGGAAGTCCGTTTTCTTCAGCTCTCTTTACGTCAATTTTATATTGAACAATTGCTTCTAAAAATTCCTTGTTGTTAACGTAATGTTCTGATCTCTTGCGTTTTTGCATAAGTCCATAAGTCCCTTTTATCTTAAGTTGTTTAAATTATAACATTATGAACAACTCTTGACAAGACCCCCCAATAACCGGTACAATTACTCTGTGGAGTTTCAAAGACATCAGCTATCTTTAATATCTTTAGATCTATAAAGCTTTTCAAATTGTGTCCTTGCTTCAGAAACTGAAGAAATATATCCCATTTCTCTACTTATTCCGTTGGGATTTTCGTCTTTAGTTTCTTGTTGATTTAAAAACTTTTTATACATTTCAATAGTATCTTCATCTTTTACTTCACTAATAGTGACGACTCTATCCATATTCAATAAAAATGTATCGTCATCAGCGAATTTAAGCCATGGATCTATTTTATATCCTTGCATTCCAATTTGTTTCATCATAATGACTTCTATGACAACAGGGTTGTGAAGAATCAAAAATAGTCTATCATATTCCTCCGTTGGAGAAACAATGGAGAATATTTCTTCTCCAGTGACTAATTTTATTACTGCATAGAAATCTTCTTCCATCATTCTTTTAAATTTACCTGTACAAATTCATAATTAAAATTCTCTTCATTGTAAATTTTTACTCTTTCAATGAGATGGTTTAGTGTGTAGTTTTTTCTTGAATTTTTTGTGCAATCATCAGCAATATCATAAAGAACTGCTTGGGTTTTATTATTTCCTTTTCTTAGAACCCTACCAATAGATTGAAGATTACGGATTCTTGATTTTGATGGTGATGCAAATATAACGTTGTGTAGGTTTTTAATATTAATACCAGTTGAGAATGTCCCATAAGATGCAACAATAATTGCATTATCTTCTCTTTCAGTGATTTCTCGGACTAATTCTCTTTCTCCAGCATCAACACCACCATGAACGTAAAAAACTTTACGTCCATCTTTTACAGAATTATTTATCGATTCGTATAAAGGTTGACCATGAGATTCGACTCTAGAGAATAAAATAAGAGTATTGCCTTTAAGATCTAATGCAAGATTCTTGATAAACTTGTTTCTCTTGGGATGTCCAATAATGAACTGAACTTCATCTTCAAAGTTCTCAAAGGTTTGTGGATTGTGTTTGAGAATAATAATTTTAATTTGAAGTTTGGAGAGGTGACCCTTGTCAATCAGTTCTTTGGTTTGAGTAACTTTATATGACGGCCCAAAGAGTCCTTCCAAAACCCATTTATGAGTTTGAGTACCGTCAAGAGTACCAGTAAATCCAAATCTATATTTTGTGTTGTCCATCTTGGTCATGATGTTGACCAGAGACTTTGATTTGAACTGGTGAGCCTCATCTCCAATGACTACATCAAACGCATCGTAGAACCCTCTAGGCAGTTTGTAGATGGACTGCCAGGTAGTTATGACTACAGGGAACTCATTCGTCTTCTCACGACCGCTGTAGATGCGGTGGCAGAAGTCCTCAGCGTTCCATCCATAGTCCACAAAGTCTTTATACATTTGTTCCACCAGAGACGTTGTAGGAACGACCAGGAGGATCTTCTTATCTCTTTCTGCAAAGTACCTGACAACAGAGTAAATCATCAGAGATTTGCCTGATGCAGTTGGTGAGATTAGAAGTTTGCGATTGTATCTGAGTGCATCATAGACTGCATCAACCTGATAATCTCTAGGTTTATGTTTAGAGATCCGAGTCATGTAATCTTTAACTCCTTCACGAGAAATCATTTCATTCTCTTCTAAAGGAGTTCCGTAGAACTTATTATTTTCAAACTCAATATTGTAATCGTATTTCTTCGCCCATGCACAAACTTTATCTAACAAACCAACGTAAATTTCTCCAGTATGTGTTGAGAAAAGACGAATCTTTCCATCCCAATACTTACTTCTGTACTGAGGCATAAACTTTGCCCCTGGTACATCAAAAGTAAAGTGTTCGGATAGTTCCTGAAAGATATGCGGTTCTGCTTTAATCTTCAGGAAGACTTCGTTCTTTTTCGCAATTACAATATCAGTCATAACCTCTAATAAATTTCTGCCACTCAATGGCATTTTTCAACTGGTATGTTCTATTTAATATAGTTTTGATAATGCTGTCCAGATAGTTCAACATCATCTGGTAGTATTCGATTTTAGTCTGGCACTTGATTAGATCTTCATCTGCGTCCAGATATTTGTCTAGATCATTCTTGAGAACTTTATGATCAAAGGGTTTTTCAATATAAACATCTGGTTCTGCCTTTCCAGAGTAATATTGCCACTTTTCTTTTTTTAAAATCTTATATTTGTTTTCCTGAGCCTTTTTAAGAGTCAGGATATTGTTGAACAACTTGTAGTATTTTGCGTGAAGACTGGGAATCTTTACTGATTCTGTGTGGAGATTGTCTTCATCAATTTTTGAGTCTTCTTCCCAAAGTCTTTGAATTTCATCAAGATTCATAATTAGCGATTTTATAAAGAGCATACTTAAAAGTTACAGATGCGGTAACGTATTGTACATCTGTGTCAGAAGCGTCAAATTCTATACTTGATAGAGAAACTGGAAATAGTCCTTGGAACTTTACCATCGTTGATGGTTGAAAATTACTGTTGTATATGATTAGAGTTCCATCGGAAATATTTGGATCTTGTCCTGGATTATTTGGATCACTATCCTTCCACTCTATGTATTCGTAAACACTTTCTGGATAACCAAGACCTCTCATCCAGTTTTGAACGATAGTATAGTTTTCAAGATTTTCATCCACATTAAATCTCATAGTGAAATCATCAAAAACCAATTTATCTCCAGGAATCGGAATATCCTTCAGATATGTTGGTTGGATGGCTGCACCAAGATTTATGCCGGGAATGTTTGCAGAATTAGAAAAGAAATCAACTTTAGGAGCTCTTGTTAGATTAAACTTAAATCCAAGAGGGGTAAGAAAATTTCTATTTGCAATTTGTTTATCAAATGCGCTCATATTTTCATTCAGAAACAATCATGTTAAACCAAGCTTCACTCATACCAGTAATGATGTGATCTGCAGATTCTTTGTCTTCTGCATAACCTTCATTAATTAGATGGTCAACTACTTTTTCGTAGTTTTCATGAATTTCTTTAGTTTGTCTTGGGGATGGTTTCATTTTTCAAACTTAATCCGATATTTTATTTAGACAAAAAAAGAGACCCCCGAAGGAGTCTCTTGGTTTTTATGTGAACTATGGATCACATTAGGTTTGCAACCTTTACTCTTCTGTAGTAACGGTTTGCGTTTACGGTTAGAGCACCGAGACCAGCGTTGGTTCCTTCTGCAAATGGGTTTGCAACGATACCGTAACGGGTCTTGAATCCGATCTTAGGCTGGAAGGTGTCCTGACCAACGGCACGTACCATCTGGAGAGGTACATATGGGCAGTAGAAGAGACCTGCGTCATAAGCGCTGGATCCCTTATAACCTACAACGTAGTACTGGTTGGAAGCATCTACGTTAGCAGCATAAGGATCGATGTATACACGATACTTACCTTGGAGTACACCTGCGAAGGTGTTACCGGTGTCATCAACGTTTAGGTTAGCGTTGAGTGCTGGGGTGTAATCAAGTACACCAGCCATGGTTAGAGCGGAAGCAACGTCTGCAGAGCAGATGATGGTGTTGCCCTTTCCTCTACGAGTTCTTTGTGCAATCGCGTTAGCGTCGCGCTCGATTTGGAATAGAAGTCCCTTGAACTTCTCAACAGACCAACGACCGTTGGAGTCAACGTCGAGGTCGAATGTACCAGCGTTAGCAACGTTTGATACAGCACCCTGCTCAGCAGTCTTGTAGATGGTTCTGATAACTTCGCGGTTGATCTCAGCAAGAATCTCGGTGGAGAGAATGTTTGCGAGTTCAGCCTCGGCGTTTAGACCGTGGATTGCCTTGAGGTCTTGAGCGAGCTCTAGGGAGTACTCAGCCTTGAGGGCACGTGACTTTGCAGTTACGGTTACCTTCTCGATGCTGAATGCCATCTGGTTGAAAGCATTAGCACCACCATCTCCGAGTGCCTCAGCCTCAGCGGTGGTCATACCCTGACCAACGTTGTAAGCGGTCTGATCAGCAGAACCAGTTGGGTTTAGAACGCTAGGGTTGGATCCAGCCTGAGTGGTTGTACCCATACCAACAGCAGAAGCGGTGAATCCACCGGTTAGGTTACGGCTGTTGTTCTGAGCAGAGAATGCAGAATCTACTTCATCGTAGAAAGTCTCGTCTCCGGTCTGGGAGTCTCTGCGGGAGCGCATTGCGAAGATTAGTCCAGTAGGACCACTCATTGGTTGAACGCCACAAACGTCATAAGCAATGAGGTTAGGCATTGCACGACGAATTAGGCTGATTAGAACTGGATCGAATCCAGCTACGCCAGCACCAGCAGGGGCATGTCCAGAGTTAACTGGTGCAGCCTCTCCTAGGAAAGAAGCTTGCTCTTGTGCTTCTCTCTCTTGGTTCTCTAGGAGTTGAGCGGTTACAGCTCTTCTGTGTGCATCCTTAATAGATCCTAGACCTTCGAAGTCTAGAACTGGAGCCCACTTCTCCATTAATTGTTGGGTGTTAGTTCCTTCCATTTTTCTTTGATACCTCTTTAAGTGTTGTTAATCTGCGGTTTGAGTATTATCTAAAAATCACTTTTTAGCAACGTTGGAAAGCGCTCTTAAATAAGCGTCCATAGAATGAGAACGAGTCTCTTCCTGGAAATTCGCTTCTTCTGATAGATTTTCCGTTTCGTCAGCTGGAGTACCAGCGTGCTCTGGGAAGTAAGACTTCCTTAGAGTTACCAGTTTCTGGTAATAGTCATCTTCACTCTCAAACTCAACACTTTCTACGAGGGATGCAAGCTTATCCTTTTGGGATAGAGCGAGACCTTCGGAAACTTGGTTGAAGATTCTGTCAGCGGCAGACTCTGCAAGTTTCGCGTTTAGAGCAATATTCTTCTGAATTTGCTCGTTGAGTTTAGTCTCCATATCATCAAGTTTTTCTACCATGCTCTCAAGCACATCATATTTCTCTTCAGGCATTGATACATAATGTTCTTCAAAAAGACCCTTCATACCAGCGATGAAGGACTCGGTAATTTCAGTCTTAAGACCTGCTTCAACAGCAAGTGCATTTTCTTCTAACCACTCGGATGCAACATACTCTAGGTATGAGTCAACACGCTCGGTTAGTTCTACTTTGATTTCTTCAACTTCCTCTGCAAGAGCAGCAGCATAGTGCTCTTCTAGAGTAGATTGAATTTCTTTGGTTTTAGAGTGAAGAGCAGCCTCGAATACGAGTTTTGCCTTCTCTCTAAATTCTTCGGAGAGTTCTTCGCCACCTAGAAGAGCATTTACATCCTCTTCAATGATTGCGTCAATGTTGGACTCTTCTACTACTTCTTCTTCCGTGGTCTCTTCTTCGGAAACAACCTCAGATTCTGTGGTTTCTTCTTCAGAAACAACTTCCTCTTCTGTTACTTCCTCTTCGGATTCAGCAACAACTTCCTGGTCGTCTTCAATCTCAACCTCGGCTTCCTCTTCTTTCAAACCAGCAGGCATTGCCTCTGCAGGTTTCGCTTTAGCATTTACTACATCCTTAACTTGCTTAAGTGATGCGCCAGGTGTTTTCAGCATATTGCTGTTATCATCTGGCTTGCTATTTTCTGGAGTAGGACCGCCGAGGTCTTCAATCTGAGCACCAGATGGTTTTACCATTGGTTCACCAGCTTTTGCACCAGCATTAACAGCGGTTTTGGATTGTGTTGTGCCTACTTCCATTTCTTGTAAATTTTTACCACGGGACATTTGTACTCTCCGATTACCTTTAGTATAATCTGTATTTATTTATAAATTAAAGATTTGATAGAAACTCTTGGAACAGATTTAATTTCTGTTCATCAAGTCTTTTCTGATCAACAAGAGTGTTAATTCTCTTTTGAGTTTTTTCTGCGAGTTGTTCACGGAGAATTCCTCCATCCCAAACCCACTCTTTTCCTTCCATAATTCCTGAAACAAAAGCATCAGGAGCAGAAGGATCGGCAACGATATCAGCAGCAGTTGCTAACATGAAATCTTCACCAACAACTTTATGACCCTCATTTGTGGTCATTAAAGATCCAACACCACGAGAAGAAACACCAAGCATTACACCTTCATCAAGAAGGGAAGATGCAATCTTACCCATTGGGGTGTTGAGGATTTGTGCTTTTCCTTTAAAATTATTTCCCTCTTGAACGAGAGAAGTAATCTTATGAGATACACGATCAAGATTAACAGTAGGTCCATCTGGATGACCTAGTTCACCAAGAGCACGACCTTTAGCAACAAAATTTTCATTATAACGACTTACTTCACGAGCAAGAGTTTGAATGGGATACATTCTACCATTACGGTTTTTAATCTCTCCCTGAAGAAATACACCTTCGATGTACAACTTCTTATTAGCACCTTCACCTTCGGTGATAATTTGTACGTTTGTTACTTCTTCTGTAATTAGTTTCATCACACTATTATACTTTGCTTATAATATATTTATTAAAAAGAAGTTACGCAAGGATAGGATTATTATCCGAGTCGTGTCTTTGATATGTACCTACACCAACTGGATTATTATTTGCATCGTGTCTTTGGTATGATGCTGGTGTTCTAGTTCCGATTCCGGCAGGACTATTATAGGTATACGCTACATAATCGGAATTAAAGTCTTCATGTGTAACAGTAGACCATCCTTCAGTTCCACCAAACGTAGTTACGGTAGTAAATCCTGGTTGAGGTGAAACTGGATTATTATCTGAATCGTGTCGAATGTAGGTCATTTTTATTATTCCTGATCTTCTTCCTCTTCGGTGTTCTCATCAGTTTCCGAATCAACTTCAGTTTCTTCGGAATCTTCTGGCTGTTTGAACATTGAAGCTGCTACTACTGGTCTAACCGCTTCAATATTTTCTGCAGATTTTTGCATCAAAATTTCTTTAATCTTGTCGCTGATCTCTGATGCAGATGCATCGGAAACCATCATGTTAATTAGATCATCCATGTTTTCGTAATTTCAAAGTTTGTTTAAATTTATTTATTAGATCTTGCCACCCTTTGGCATCTTGAGTTTTGGCATTTCTTCAGTTGGTTCCATTTGAACTTCAGAAGAGTCTACTTCCGGATTCATAGGAACTTCTCCCATTACAGGTTGTTCTGCGGGAGGTTCTTCACCAACTGGCAATCCTGTATTTGGATCTACTGGTGGTGGAATGATTCCAGTTTCTTGTTCAAAAGCAATTCTTTCATCAATTTCTACAATCTCCAAATCAGTTTGCTTAAGAACATTTCTTCTGATGTAATCGACTGAGAAATATTTTCCAACATAAGGTTCTGCAGCAGCAAGAACACCAAGTCTATTCTGGATTAGTTCTGCTTCTTTAAGTTCTGCAAAGTGATTATCGTAAACAAAGTCAAACTGAATGTGATCTGAAAGAACTTTCCAATCTTCTGGTGTAACGATGTTCTTGAGAATAAGTTGAGTCTTCAACATATCCATGAAGAGATGTGAGAATCTCTTTCTCATTCTACCGACAAACTTGGTAAACTTGATTTCGTCTCTTAGAATTTCGGAAGAACGACCAAGATTGAAACCACCATTGCCACCTAAACGTGATTCGGGAACACCGAGAGCTCTGAGAAGTTTCTTTTGGAAGTATTCAACATCAGCAAGTTCCCCAAGATTTTGTCCACCAGGAAGTGTGGAGATTTCGGTTCCTCTACCACCCTCTCTTCTTGGAAGCCAGAAGTCTTCCAACATGGACATCATTTTTTTATCATCACGAATCTCACCAGTGTTCGCATCGTAAACTAACTTGTTACGATAACGAGTCATGACATCACGGAGATATTGTTCCGCTTTAATCTTTGGAAGATTGCCAACATCAATATAGAAAATTCTACGTTCTGGAGCTCTTGAAAGTCTGTAGATAACGAGAGAATCCTCAATCATGCGAAGTTGATTGAGTGCTTTAATTGCTTTATGGAGATATGAGAGAACACACTGTTTATTTCTATCTACCAAACCAGAATGGACATAGGTGATTGCATCTTTTGAAATTCTTGCAGCACCACCAAGTCCAGTTTTGAATTGCGAGACATTTACTGCGCCTCCTCTTAGATTTGGATTATATTCGTAAAATTCTTCTACTTCTGGACTTGAAAGTGATCCAGTGCCGTTGCCATTTCCACTTATTGAAAAAGCAGGATTTAATTGGTTTTTATCTTTCTTAATTTTTCTTACAAGTTTGATCTTCATGGGATCAATATATCTCAGTTCTTTGATCCCTTCCTGTGGTCTTTCTAAATCAATAACTTTATGATAGTAGATTCTTCCATCAACATACCAATTTCTTAGAATCTCATGACATCTCTTATCGAAATCGAGAATTTCTTTAAGATATCTAAACTCGTCTCTAATAATTGACTTTAATTTGTCTGAAGCTGGAGTATTTGAGAGATCTATCTGAACTGGAGAATCATTTTGATCAGAAACAATTGCTTCATTAATAATATCTTCGATTGCTCCATCAACTTCTGGATGAAGAGCCATTTCACGATATCTTTTGATTAAATCAAACTCCGATTTATATACACCCTCAATATCAACATACTGTCCGTAAAATCCACTAGACACGTAAAAATCCGAAGAATCTTCTTGATTCTCCGGAACAGGAGAGACGATGGATTTTTTGGATCCATCGTCCCCTGAGTCTTGGATTTTAAAACCAAATAATTTAGGCATTACTCAAGTATTAACTCTATTTCTATTATTTATAGAGGGTTCAATACTTGAGGATCTGTATTAAGTTGAGTATTGCCTTGTGGATCAAGTGCATCCCACCACTGAACTTGTAGATCAACGGTGAATTCTTCGATAGTATCGGAAGAATCATATGAAAGATCAATTGCACTAACTGAAGTTGGGAAAATTCCGTAGAACTTATATGCCTTAAGAACTGGAATAGCATCACCTGCGGATGTGATCGTTGGGTTAGCTACGTTGGAGTTCGCTGAAGCAAAGGAAGATCTGCCGAATTGTTTTACAATTGCATCTCTCTGATACTGAGCTGGATTGATTAGTCCAGAGTTATCATCATGCTTATTGATGGCGTTCATCCATCTTTCGAACGCAGTTCTGATTGAGAAATCAACGTCGTTGATTACGGTGATTGTCCAAACGTCAAAGGTTCTATCTCCAGCAATCTTGAGTTCTCTTCCTCTGAAAGGAACGTTGATAACACCGACGTTAGATGCTGGAAGGTTGGCGGTTTTAATCATGAATCTGGAAAGTTCACTAACCGTTCTGGTGTTATCAGTCGCATCAGCACCCGCATTGGATGCTGTAGCGAAGGCAGGGAAATTTAGTTCAACTTCAAAAAGATTTGGACGAGCAGCACCACCAATCAGTCTTGCTTTAAAATCCTCTAAAGTTCTAGAACTAAAACTTGGTGTGTTTGAAAAAGCCATTTGTTTTTACCTCGATAGGGATTGATGTTTTAATTTAAAATTAAACGGTTCCAACAACCTCTTCAAAGCTAACTCCAGTTCTGTTAGCAACGAAGGTTAGACCAATGAAGTTGATTGATCTTGCTGGTTTTACGAAAATATCAGCCCTAAACTGATTTGCGTCAATAACATCTGGGGTGTTATTTGACTCGTCGCAAACTACGAGGAAATCAGTGATTCCTCTCTTAGCTTTTACATCACGGAGGTATGGTTCAATGATATTGGTGAAGTTTGTTCTGGTGATTACATCATTGAATTCGAACAACTGTTGTCTTGCTGCTCTCTCGATCGTTGATTCGATTGTTAGGAACAAACGACGAACGTTGATTCTATCGAATGCTGATGCATAGGATAGACCGGTTTTATCACCGAAGAGAATAATTCCTGCGCCAGGGGAGAAGATAACTGGGTTAATTCTCTTAGGATAGAGAAGATCTCTCTGTGCCTGGGTTGGATTGAATGCAAGTTTTACAGCATCATTAATAGTTCCTCTTGCAGCACCTGCAGGTGAGAACCATGGATAATTGTTGATAGATGTTCTTGCCATCAATCCAGCGATATCTCCATTTAGAGGAATATATCTGAACTGATTGTTAAATCTATCAAACATGTACTTGTAACCGGAATCAAATACCGCATAGGAACTTGATGTTACAGAATCATAGAACTTGATAATGTTGGCAGTCTGAGAATCAGAACTTGTGATGTTGATGACTCCAGCTCTGTGTGGGGAAATAGTAACTACACAGTCTTTTCTAGCCTCAGCAATAGAGATTAGTTTGTTCGCCTTTGCTTGGGATTCGAAAATTGTATCTCCACCACTTGGTCCACCAAGAATGAAGTTTACATCATATTCTGCTGGGTTTGACAGAATCTCATAAGATGTTAGGATGTTGCTTAGTCCAGCAGCAAAAGATCCTGCAGAACCGTAATCACTACCATTTTCGAGTTTATATGTCTTGTTACCAAGTAAACCGAAGTTGACTCCAGTTGTTTCTTGTCCCCAAGAAATAGATCCTCCACTAACTAGAGTGTATCCATCTAGATCAGTATATTCTGCACCTAGAAGTGACCCTACTACACCAGCATAAACATACTGTGAGTTGGATGCTAGATAGTTCTTATAGTAGATTGCCTCTGTTGGAGAAATTCTTCCATCTGTGGCTTTAGAAAGATTGGTAAACTTCTCAAGGATGTTACCTGCAACTCCACTGATAGAACCCTTATCATCAACTACAACAACGTGTAGTTCATCGTTCTTGGAACTTCTCTCTAAGGAATACTGGGAGGTTCCTGGTTTTGGAGCAATGCTCTTCCAGTATACTGTTGTGTTATCTAGTCCGAGAGTTTGTTGACCATACCAATCAACAACTGGGTTTCTAGTTGTATCTGCATATAGTCCTTCACCGTATCCAAGAGTTCCATCTAAGGCACTTCTTGTATAAGTTACAACGAAAGTAGTTGAAGCATATGATACTGGAGCAGCTGTCTCTACAGTAATTGAGTTCGTGGAAACACCAGTTACTCTAGTAGAGAATTCGCTATTAAGAGTTTGGATTAAATCTCCAACTGCAACATCACCGATACTTCCAACGAGTCTTTGTGTAATATCAATTACGGTATTACCAATTCCGATTGTACCACCATCAGAGAATCTTAGTTTTTCGAGGGAGTTTGCAACTCCAACGTTATTGAATACCTGATAGTATGCACCTTGACCAACGCCATCACTTGCAGATAGAATTCTGTTTAGTGTGTTATCGGAATATTCTACGGCGATTGTTGTACCTGTAGTTGCATCAGTTCTACTTACAACCTTTACATCAATGCTTCCTTGATTGACTTCTGTAATGATACCTTTTACATATCCATTGAAGTTTTCTACTGTTCCCTGTGGAGTTACATATGAAGTCTGTAGACCACAAGTAATTGCATAACCAACGGCTAGACCAAAAGTACCGATTGAGATTCTTTGATCTGCTTTGTTATCAATAACACAAACTTTTAGATTATTTGACCAACTTCCAGCTTCTCTTGAGGAAAAATACCAGTCTGTTGCAGACTGATAGTTATTGAGGAAATCCTCATCAGAAGTAATCTTTAGAGGAACTGGTGAACTTACTGCTGCATGAGCATTAACAAGTCCAGCGTCATCTGTTCTGATTACTCTTAGGGTTCCACCGTAAGAAAGATAGGAAGAAGCCGTCAACCAATACTCATATTGAGCATCGTTGTTTGAAGGTTTTCCGAATTTTTTAATTAGATCTTGCTCAGTTTCAACCAAAACGGGAACGTTAACTGGTCCTCTTGCAAAAGGTCCTGCTATTGCACCTACTTGGTCGTTTACTGCATCAATTCTGCCTACAGTAAGATCAACTTCCCTGATCTTCACTCCTGGCGATACTAGGTTTAGCGACATGTCTTTCCCTCTAAAGAAGTTTTCAACTTGACTACAAATATTTAGTATTTGCTAACTTTATATTGGGGAAACTGCCAATGAACAATCTACCAGTCAGGATATTCCCATCTATCAAAAATTTTATTAGTCATTCTACTAACAGTTATTCTTTTTATAGTACAAACTTTACATTCGTATGAATATGCAGATGGTATAGTCCCTCTATCCTTTCTTGTTAAGTAAAAACCATCTATAAGATCTTTTATTTCACCACAAGATCTACATTTTCTTTCTGTTAAAAACAGATGTTCTAATTCAAAAGAATCTTCTATATCCATTATCGGTAATCCCACATATACTGCATATCACCATATTCATCTACATGCCACCTATCACCTTCTTCATCAACAAAACTACCAGTTGAATCTAAACCATCGGATATAAATCCAAAAGGTGCCATGTCTTGTTCAATTTGATTTTTCTGTTCTTCATAAATTCTCTTACGAACATCATTGTCCGTCATTTCTTTGAAGTATGGTTGCATCACCAACCATGAGAAAATAACTAGACACATTGCAAGGTCATCATTACATCCATCTTCCGCTTCAAATGAATTTGATTTTTGAATAAATGTAGTGAGTTCACTAATAATCTCATAATCTTTGATTATTAATTTATCATCTTCAAGTAGTGTCTTTAGGTTCATGCAACCAACTTTCTTGACAGTCTTGGACATCTTTACGCCCATCTGTGATTTTTTACCAGAAAATCCTTGACCTACTATTTGACCAGCACGTCCTCTCATAGAACACATAAGAACATTGTCATACTCCAAATCCATATGGAGAATCTGACCGACTTGTTCTCCAATATCATTGACTTCAACTAATACGTATGCTTTGTTATATGCATTTGCAAGATCTTTAATAATACTCGGGAAGAGCATCGGTTTTATTTGATTATTTCTATACTTTGCAACCAAACGATATGGGAATGTTGTTGTATCTACTACCGTAAATGCGGAATAATCTTTTTCAACTCCACGAGCAACGTCTACAGTAAGTACGTAGTTATGGTCATTCTGTGGTTCTTCATAAACATCCAAACCAGCGTTACGTTTGATTGGATCTTCGTATACCATCGAACGTAATTTTGGAGCAGATATAAGTGTATCAACTGATCCTAAGAATTCGCACTCAAACTCAACCTTGAACTGTTGTTCGGATGTGTTTGCAATAGTCTGTTGTTTCCATTTTTCGTCTCTACCAGGAACTTCAGACCAGTGAACATCAGTTGGAATATATTCGTTCTTTCCTCTCTCCGCATCATGCCACATGCGGTAGAAATGATTCATACCCTTTGGGGTAGAAACAATCAAGACCTTCGTGCTTTTACCTGACGAAATAGTAGGATATACAGAGGCAAAGAAGTCATCAGCAATGTGGTTCGGGATGAATGCGAACTCGTCCAGAAAGATGACATTGTACGATCCGCCACGGACAGCAGATGCAGAAGTAGACGCGGCGATAATCTTTGAACCATTTTCTAATTCTAGAGAACGTTTATTCCATGATACGATACCTTGCTGCATCCACTTTGGCAGTTTCTCGTATGCAAATTGTAACCTACTGAGTAGATCCTGTGCAGTTGATGCTTTGTTCGCTAGAATAGCTATGTTAACATTATCGTTAAACACCGCATAATGTAACAAATATGAAACACAAGTTGTGGATTTACCTGTCTGACGAGGCATTCTACAAATGTTGAATCTATTTTCGTGGAAATTATTGATTAACTTCTCTTGGAATGGGTACATGTCAAAAGACACTTCACCATAGTCAAGAGAAACGATCTTGATATAGTTACGTGCAAAATACACAGGATTTTGTTTGCACTTGATAAACTCAAGTACTTGTTCCTGTGTAAATTCAACGGCTACATTAGCCTTCTTTAGATTGGGATTACCAAGATATACCTGTTCACTCATAAAAAATCACATTCTTGCTAAATCTGCAACTACCTCTTGTTGTTTGAGATATAATTTTAGATAGGCCTTCGCAAAATTTATTGCTTGGTCTCTATCCATCTTATCTATGTCCCTTGCCTGTTGTTCATAGACTAACATTTTATTAATATCAGAAAGTTCAATGTCGGAAGGGTTCATTTGGATTACCTTTGAATAACTACAATTGGTTGTGTTGGATCAGATGGACTTGGATAGTAGTGAGTCAAAACTCCACCTGGGTAGAACTTTTGGATTTCTGCCTTGACTTCTTCTCTTGATGGTCTCTTAGAACCAGAGAAGAACAGTTGCAAACGATAAGTTTTTCCTCTCCACATCAACATTATACTGAAAACATTACCAGTTGACTGTAATTTCTGATAATCTTCAGTTTTTAATTGTCCTGGATAGATGACTGAATCTGCGAGTGGAAGTGAAACTCCTCCACCGAGTCTCTTTAACGCGGCTTGAGCAGCATCCTTTTCTCCACCAGTTGCACCTTTAGAGAGGTTACGGATTTTACCCATCTTCTGTGCTTTCTTGTGTCCTCCACCAATTTCAAAACTCAATCCCTCATTTGCGGGATGAACTTCGTTAGGATCATAAGCACCACCGCCACCTAATGATGGGGGTAGAGAGAACATTGTCCAATACTTCTCACCGTACTTACACTCTTTTTTCTTTTCATTCTTTTTGCACTTAGGGCAATATCTAATCTCCTCACTTTCTTTTAGAGGAGTTGGTTCAACAATGTTAAAGGACTCATACTCAGTTGCTTTGAATTCATCTCTCCAATTGGAGAACTCATAACCTTCTTTCTTGGTCTTGTTACCCCAGTTCTTTGCACCAACTTTACGACACTTGACTAGAGCACCAGATGCATATGCAGAAGGCCATACGGAGTAACGAGACTTTACTTTGGAATAACAGGCGTCTTTTTCTCCAGCCGCTTCCTTTGCCAAATAACCAGAAGCTGCATCCATATTGTGATCAGTATCAGTAATCTTTGCTTGAACCCAAGCTGGTATATTTTTTTCTTTTTTGCCTAGATCTTTTTTAAGTTGTTTGGCATTTGCAATTGTCTTATTCAATTGTTTGTGTGCCATTGAGACTTCATGATCTTTTTCTTCTGTGGCAACGTTCTTTGCCTTACCCTTTTTATCGGGATTTGGGTCTTCCTGATTCTTACGACGGAATGCACTTTCCTCTTCTTTATCAGAGAGGTCTGCCTTCATTTTACTTGAACCACACTTTGGTTTGGTTGTTTGTCCTGGTTGTTTTGCACAGGGTTTTCCTGCGTATTTACCACCAAGTTGAACCCAACCAGGGGTGCCATCAGAAGCACGACTCTTAGTAAACCAGTCACGCAAAGAACTATCACCACTCTTGTTTTCATCAATAGAATCCTCCTTCACACAATTGGGAACTACTTTTTTCCCTTTCTTTTTCATTCCAAGTTGTTTGTATCCATCCCAACATTTTTCATCCAACTTTGCAGATTCATCATAGACTTTTTTACCATCTCTGATGTAACCAGATCCTTTCTTATCGTAGAAACGAATACCTTTGGTTTGTCTCTCATAAGCTAATTCTTTTTTTCTCTCCTTAGCTTCTTTTCTTTTAGATTCCTTTTCTTTTTCTTTTTCTTTTTCAAATCTTGATTGATCTTCTTTGTTATCAACATTTCTATATCTTCTACCATCCATAGTAGTAGAAATCATCTCGGATAATTTCTTCTTTTTCTTTTTGGGTGAGTGTGTACTACCACATCCTTCTGCAACTCTTACACTATCACTCTTCATTAGTTTAGTGTTTTTTGCAGATTGAGCTGCCTTGGACATAGAATTAAGCCCACCTACTGCAGCACTCCTTATAGATTTTGAATAAGAGGATGCAAGTTTATCAACATTTCTTTGTCCCATAGGCATGTTTCTCATTTGAGGATTGGGATTGCCTTGATGAAATATGTCGTTACCTTCGCTTACCCCGCCACCATTTGATTCAGATCCTTCACCATTTCCATTACCGTTCTTCTTACCTTCTTCTTCGTGTTCTTCATCTTTCATGATGAGTCCACTTCTCATCATGTGCCAACCTTTAGGGATCTTTTTGCACTTCTTATCAGTCATGCACCAGTACTTACCGTCTGGACACTTCTTCGCTTCTTTTGATTCTTTCCCTTCTTTAATATCGTGATGACTTTCTCCACACTTTACGCAAGGATCCTGTCCACAATCACAATCGCACTTAGACTTTTTTCCTTCCTTTACCTCTTTCTTTTTTTCTGTGTCATCTTCACCGCCATCCATATGGTCGGCTACGGTATCAAGATACTCAGATGCCTTTGTAATTTTTGATTGAACCCATGCTTCAAGATCACCTTCTCCTTTGAGATGACGCATCAATCTATTGATAGCAGTCTTTGCAGTCTTAAGTTCTCCACGAGCCATAGAAAACTCAAAGTCCTCTCCAAGAGGCGCAATAGTTTCTAGGTCAGATAGAATAGACCACTCCTTAAAGGTGAGTTTATCCATTATTTTAGTAATACTTTTCCTATTTTTATTTAGGGAGATCCCCGTTCATGGATCCTTTTAAGAACTTTTGAAGTTCCGCAGTTGAACCAAGAAATACTGCATTATTAGTAACATTGGTAGGTGCAGAACCTTTTTGTTCCTGATTAATATCCTTCATCTTCTTCTGAAGATCAATGAGTTTATCTGTAACATCACCAACATTCTTAATGAGTTGTCCAGCAACTTCATAGGCTCTGGGGGAATCGGATTCTTGTGCAAGTTCTAGAATGCCATTGATTGCCTCTTGACCCTTCTCAATGATGGAATAGAGTTGACCTCTAGAGTACTCATAGTCTTTTTGAATTTGGTCTGGTGACTCTTTTTTTATTGCAGTTGGTTCTGTCTTGACAATCTCTGATTTAATCGGAGTTGTCTCAATGTCTAGAGCCTTATCAATGTCTTCAAAACTCATACATCAATTCCTTTTGATGGACTATAAACCTTTCCGTCTTCAAAATCAAAACGGTATTCACTGAATCCAAAATCATCATCGAGAGATATTAGTTGATTATCAAGATTATCAATTATGTTGATAGCAGTTCCTTCGATATGGGTTGATGCTACCGTGTTATTTTCCCCTCTATTAACGAGAATTTCAGTTTCTCCAACTTTTCTGACATACATTACTTCATCTTCAATTTGAAGATAAATTCCTTGTGAGAACTTGGCAATTTCAGATACAGAAATCTCAGTTACATTTTCATCAATATCACCAAGTATGATAGCACTCTCATCACTATTATAATCTCTGAGAGCTCTTGGTTCTGCAGTATATCTAAGTTGTCTAGAAGAATTGGCGATATTATCGGTATTTGTATGATAATCGACTTGAACTTTCTTAATTAGGGAATCGTTGAAGTTTCCGACAGGTCCGAATAGATAAGTCTTTGCCGTAAAATTTAGTGTATATATTAAGGCTCTTCTTGTAGTATAATCTCCTTCATATTGATCATCCATTGTGATTCCTTCCAGAATCATTGGGATATCTTTCTTTTCGCCGATACTACTTACTAAATCTACTGTTAGATTTAAGTGTGGTTGAAAGTATGGCAAAATCTGTTCCAATATTTGTAAAGCATCCTCATTGAGTTTGGAGAGGATTGATAATTGAAAACTTATATTATATGGAACAGGCATAAAAGATTTGACAATCTGATTCTTTTCAGAATCGACAGCCTTAAAAGTCTGCATAGTAGAAGACTTTCTTGATGCATCATATTGAACACCTGTCATTTCAAATGACATTCTTGGTAGAGTAATCGCAACTTCCTTTCTTACCGTTGGTGATTGTTCAATTCTTGCTAAAAACTTTTGGATAGGACCATAAGCAATTGGGACAGTAATTATACTAAAGTCCACACCACTTTTATCACGATGTTTTATTTGAATATCATTAAAGAGAGTACCGAAAGATATAATCGTCTTTCTCAATATCTCGTGGTAAAAATAATTTGATATCATTACGAGTTACCAATAACGTATTAACTATTTAGAACTCTCCAAATGGGTTCTTTTGACTGAAATCTATGATTTGATCTGCCTCTTGTTCTATTTCTAGATTCGAAGCATAATCATCTAAGAATTCATTATTTGATATTGAAGAAATTTTATAACTTACTCCAGTACCTACGATAGATTCTCCAAGTCTGAATGTTCCATTTACCGTAGAGAGTTTTAGTACTCTATTAATATGATCCCATGACTTGACATAACCAGTAGTTCCAGAACTATTCCCAGAAACAAGTTGATTGTATGTATAATCTCCGAATGTATCTGAGACTGGATTGGTAAATGTTATTGAAGGTGCAGAAGTGTATCCAGCACCTGCATTCAGATATCTTATTTGAGCAACTTCTCCGTTCACATTTATTATTGCTTCTGCTTGTGCATTATTGATATTTGAAGAGATTCCAGAACTAGATGGAATGAATACTCTATCAATGAACACTTGTGGAGTAGTTGTATAACCAACACCACCAGAAGAAATACCAATGATTCCAAGAACACCCGAATTTATAATAGCAGTGGCTATTCCACCCTGTCCTCCTCCACCAGTTATTGTTACTGTTGGAGATTCTGTATATCCAAATCCAGGATTTGTCACTAAAATCTTATCTATTGATAGTTTTTGATTTGCAGTCCTGCTTGTCATAATCGCTACAGCAGTTGCAGTAAGTCCTCCTATTGGTGCAGTGGATATAGAAACTCTTGGTACAGAAGAATATCCAAATCCATCATTGATTAGATCAATGTACTGTACGGACTTCGAAGTTGGATCCGATGTAATGAGACCTACAGTGGCAACTGCTGTTGTTGCTGCAGTACCAACCATTTGAATGTTGTAAATATTTCCAAAATCCTTTACGGACTGATTTACATCCAATCCACTCTCATCAGTAATACCTACATCTATTATTTCATCTTCATATTCGAATCTTTCACATCTCAATTCATAAACATATAATTCTTGTAACTGATAAAAAGGTTTTTTACCTTCAACAAATTTTATTTCAAATAAAGATTGGTCTAATGGAAACCAAACCAAGTCTCCTTCCTGTGGTCTTGAGGATATTTTTCTCTCATTTGTACTTAATTTTGCCAATTTTGGAATAATGAAATCATTATATCTTTCTTTTGAAATTACCAAATTAATTTCGTCAGAATTTCTTATGCCAAATTTACTTAATAACTCTCCACTGCCACTAAACCCATCAGAATTCATCAGATAAGCTTCAACTCTGAAACTATCATCAAATTTGGATGCAGTAATTTCTTTAATTACATTATTTTCTCCAATAATTTTCCTGGGTAAGTATAGTACGTCTTGTCCGTATATTTTGAGTTGTTCGTTGATTAAATCCTGAACAAGTCTCTGTTCGCTTGGAGAACCTTGAAGAAAATAGGAATTTAGAGGTGCCATATCAGCCGATCATGTCTAGTGGTGGTAATTCATAATCTGTTCTGAGTTTCTGTTCTAGTTTTTCTACCTCCTGAACACCATCATCATAAATTTGTCTACCATTAAGTTGAACTCCTCCTGGAAGAAGAACTCCTTGGAACTTGATCATGTTTTGACCCCACTGTTTTTTAATCAATGCGGTCAAATACTTTTTCAACCACGAATCATTATAGAGTTTAGGAGCATCTGCACCATCTAGAAGTCTATAACAATCTATAATTACGTATTCGTTTTCTCCAACCTCACTCCAATCAATGTCGAGATATAACTTGTGATTTTTTTTATTGAAACGAATTTGTGCATTTGGATTTAAAAGAAAATCCAGATCCTCTAGATATCTCTTTACCATTGCATAGTTTAAAAGATCTAACGCACCATAATAGTAAACATCGTTTAAAAAGAGTTGATACTTAATATTAAATAATCCGTCAGATACTGTACTAGAGTTTATTTTTAAAACATTATTTACACCAATGATGGAATCTGGAAGTGGTAGATAGTTCACCCCTTCCACATAGTTAATCGAAGTCAATCCGTCACCAACAACAGTTGCAGATGTTGTTGTAGAAACCCCCAACTGTGTGATAGTGTCTTTAGTTGCTGGAGTTAGTTTATGCTTTAGAAAAACCCTATCAATACCATCAAAGTGATGTTCATGAAAATATTGGATAGCATCATCCATCAAATTATCAATCTGATCATCATCTACATTTATTTCTAAAACTGGCTTTCCTAGTTGTTTGAGGCAATAGTCTTTCAACTCCGCTCTACTAGATGGCTGCGCCATAAAAAAATACCCCTAGTCCTATAGAGGTATTTATAATTTGGTGAGGGAAACCTCATTAAACTTGTAAATCAAAGAAAAATACTTGAGTCAATCTGGAATTTTCTGGAGTTGTTCCGAAGTATTTTGTTGCAGAATGATATCTTTTAGCATTAAAGATTACACATCTATTGTAGATATTTTCAACATAATTGATCATTTTCCACCTATCAAAATTAATACATTCTTCTTTTGGTAGAACTAAATTTGGATCATTCTCCAATTCTTTTCCCGTCTCTTTATTTTTATAAAATCCTGTTCCAGACTCTCTATCCGAGTCTGGATTTAAATAAACCACGGCTGCATATGTATTAACAGAATCGGAATGTATCCATTTAGTAGAATTTTCTGGACAATATTGAAAACACCCATTTGAGAGAGAATCTTTTATATTTAAAACAATATCAGATCCCCGAACTTTCATCCCCATACTACTATCGGATAAAAGGGAAAAATCAAACTCCAATAAATGTGTTTCGCTTTGAAAATCACAAGTATTTGCACAAATCCATTTATTAGGATTTATTTTATATCCAATAGATTTTTCTATCTTATCTTTATTTTGTATTAAATTTGAAATATTTGTTTTCGATCTATATCCTGGGAAAATCCCATAACCATTAGAATCCACTTTAGATTCCCCATCTTTGGTGGATTCTTTAAATTTAGATAAAGCAAAATCTCTTAGACGATCTGGATCTTCGTACCAGTCGTCTATTATTATATAATCAAACATTATAAAAAAAATAATTTAGGTTAGTGCAGCTCCTGTCCACTGGCTAGTTTCTTTGTTCTCTACATCACCAGTTACATCTGTTGGACCATCAAGTACGTTTGATGGTGCTCCTTCTGGTTGAGCTCCTACTGGAAACTGTTCTTTAACTGATTTGATTAAAGCAAACCATTGTGATGTTTCTGCACCAGGGATTCTTCCCGCAGACATATCGTCATAAAGAAGAGCAAATTGTTCTTCAGTGGTTGGATATTGTAAATATCTCAATCTTTTATATTGTTCTTCTTGCCATTGAGCATGTAATTCCACCAACTTCGCTTTGATTTCATCTTCAGTTGGAGGAGTTCCCTCGTTTGTTGATTGATCCCAAACTAAACTATCATAATTGTTTAGTTCAATACCAAAAGCTGCTCCAGGTCTTAATGCAATGATAGCATCAGCATACTCTGGAAATCTTTTAAAAACGTCTCTGAACTTTAAGAATGACATAACTTGAATACTCTACGTAGAAGTACTTTACTAATTATTTATTATATTTAGGTTCCAATTTCGAATAGGTATCCAATAGAACAAGTTCTCTCGTAACTGCCCTGGCCATTACTACTCCACGTTCTATTCAATCTCCACCAGTTTTGTCCCCCTTCAGAGGATCTTACAGCAGGAGTGAAATACAGTTGACCAGTTGTATTTGCTGTACAGTGATACGTTAACTTCCAACTAGCAGGGGTAGAACTGTTATCTCTATCATACCATCCACCAAGAAGTCCAGACCAACGGTTGTTTCCTGCTTGGTTATTATAACCCTGTTGACCACCATCGGTAATCAAACTGTCATTCTTATGGAGAAGTAGAACTTCGTCCCAACTTACTTCTCCTGTCAATACCCATTGCATAACAAGAATATTACTACTTTTCTTTGGTTTGCAACTCAAAGAAAGGGCATTCATTCTTGTACCATTTCCAGTGTTTCTGCAATATACCAGATATGGTTCACAGGTTTGAACAACATCGAAAGAAACTACGTTACCAACGCCACTGGCAACTAGTCTCTTGCCAGCAAGATTGTAAATGTCATCAACATTAAGTCTAGCGCTCATGCTTCCATTCCTCCTGCGGCTTGTGCGATTTCAAAAACCACTCCTGTACAAACCCCAGTTTCATATGAGTTTTGTCCAGCACTATTCCATGGTCTATTGATATATAGGTTCTGGTTGCTGTCACTGGAATGTTGAGCAACAATATCTAATCTAACATCACCTATAGTTCCCGCTCTACAAACATAAAGAAGTCTGTAATTAGCTGGTGTTGAGGAATTATCCCCATCATGATATGCACAAAGTATTCCCTTCCAGTACCATTCGTCTGAAGGAGCATATCCTGCGTTGGTTCCAAAAGTATTGTCTTGCCAAGAACCGTTTTTCATTACTTTAAAAAGAATGTTATTGTCGGTTTCCATAGTTAGTTGCCATGAAGCAACTAGAATATTATTTGGATGTTGGACATTGTTCGCTGTCAATCTGAGAGCAAATAATGTTCCATTATTATCATATTGAATCCACCCTCTAGTCCAATAACCAGGACGGCCGTCATATCGCATATAGCTGGTATTAATTACAGATCCGGTAAGAGGAATTGTCTCTATACCGCTCCTATTATATACCCTATCAGCGTAAACGAAACTCATCTATCTATCCTCCGAAATTAGCGAGTGATTTCATAAATTACTCCAGTACTCACGGTAACCTCATAACTATTTTGTCCATTAGAATTCCCACATCTATTTAGGTATAATGTAAAATTACTTCCACTGGAACTTCGTATTGCCGGAGAATAGAATCTATTGCTGGTGTTTTCTGCATTACAATAGTATTGAATAAACCAGTGGTGTGGGGTTGAACCAGTGTCACTTCCGGCAGAATCGGCAGTAGAACAAGTAAATCCAGACCATCTAGCATTACCAGTTTCGGCATTATATCCTTGTTCACCACCTGTAGTAATAATACCACCGTTCTTATGAATTACGAATACATTATCCTGATGAAAATCTCCAGAAAGAACCCACTGACATAACAATAAATTTCCAGAGTGTCTAGGAGTAATACTTAGTCTAAGACCATTAATCTCAGTTCCATTTCCACTATTATTGGAAGACCATGATGTTCTAGAGTCATATCTGACTCTATTGCACTGAACAATATTCCCCGTTGATTGGAGAATTGGTGTTCCTGTACTTGGACTAATAATATTGTTAGTATTTAATCTGCTCATGGTTCTTCTTAAAAAATTTTAAACAATTTTAACGAGTGATTTCATAAATTACTCCAGTACTCACGGTAACCTCATAACTATTTTGTCCATTAGAATTCCCACATCTGTTCAAAAATAATGTAAAATTACTTCCACTGGAACTTCGTATTGCCGGAGAATAGAATCTATTGCTGGTGTTTTCTGCATTACAATAGTATTGAATAAACCAGTGGT